ATGTAACGGGGTCGCCATCCTGAAAAGTGTTTCCTGTTACGGTAATAGTATCCGCATCAATCAGCTGCGTAATGACATTGACCTGATATACCAGATCGGTAGACCCGAATGAGTTCATACCAAGGAATGAGCCATTCCCACCGGCAAACCGCACCCGGTCCGCGCTTAGAGGGTAAACAAAGGCTGCCGTGGCTAGAGAAGTCGGAAGCGTTCCCGCCGTTGCGGTAATGGTCGCGGGGCTTTGTGTGGCAAGAGGAAATCCATGGTTTGGAAGATACGCCGTATCCGCCAAAAAGTTATTGGATACGTTGATGGGCAGGCAAAGAAATTCCGTCGATTGCGAGCTAAGTTGTAGGTAAGCACCCGTACTACTCGCAGCAACGCGAATACGGGTAGAGGCAATATTAATCCCGAAGTAATCGTAGTTCTCTACCGGGTTAAGTGGGGTTATCCACGGGGTTGTATTGCTCTGGGTGGCATACCCATCCGCATCAATAATAATGAATCGGTTGTTCGCCTGACTGCCCGTAAAGGGGTGCGCTGCGCGGAAATAAAAGTAGTCCGTAGTGCTTGTCAGGTAGGCGTTTTCGCCCTTGGCAAACGCCGATTTGGTAATGCCGCCACTGACCCCGTTTGAGGTCAGAGATTTTATCGTGCTAAGGGTTACGTCTGTATAAAGCCGGATTGTTGTAGAGTCTACCGCAACGACCCAATACGCCTTGTTGTAGGTCAACCCACCAATCGGGGTATTTGTAGTGCCGTCCCCCAAATAAGCCACCATCTGTCCGCTAGTGAAGCCGTGCGGCTCTGCAAACTCAATAGTGTTGGCACCGGTATCTACCGTGACCGTGCCTTCTTCGAAGTAAACAATGGCAGTTGTGTTGGGAGTGAAATCCCAAGGATATAAGCCCCCCAACGCAAACGGGATGGTTTCCCCGGTCGAGCTGTTGTTGGTATAACTCTGGGAATCGTTTTGGAAGTTATCCGGTTGCACCTGCGTCGAGGTGTTGAACGAAACTTCACCGCTGGCATAAGTATTGGCCAACGATAGGCTGGTTCCAGCAGTGAAGTTGGTGGGGTATTCGGTTGTTACCGTTAAGGTGCTCGGAGAAGCCGCATCTGTCACAATGCCGCCCACGTTGCGAAGCTTAAATTCCGTCCCAGAATACACGGACCCCGGAAAAAGCTGCGTGTAGGTTTCCAAGATGGAAGTCGTCACCGTTTGGGTCGCCTTGCACTTATAGGTGAAGGTCGTGTCGGATGGAACGCTGGAAACCACAAAACCACCATCCGCAGTTACGGTGGAGGTGCCAACCATAATGATCGGAGAACCGCGCTGGAAGCCGTGCGGGGCAGCGGTTGTTACCGTGATAACGTCACTGCCGTTGATCGCGGTGATGTCCGACAGTTCTAAGGTCTCGTCGCCGTTGCGCGCAAAGAAAGTTGGAATGTTTTTGGTAAGTTCCAGTGTTTCCCACTTGGTGGACTGCAAACCATATTCAAAGTCGGTGTCAATCAGGTTCTCGGGCTGCGAAACACGGAACTTCGAAACCGGGTCTGTAAAAGTGTCCGAAGGCTTAAAGGTCTGGTTGTCCGCTTCCACAAAAACCTGAAGAGGGTCCGTATCCGCCATCGCTGTCGTGTCGTAGGTCAGCGTGAGGGTGGTGGTGTAGTTGGTGTAATCAAACGAAATATCTGACAAGCCCTTTGAAGGGTCCGTGAACGAGTAGATAATTTCGTTATCGTTCATGTTGGTGATAAGCAGGAGACGTTTCTTAGCGTAAATGCCATCCAGCGTGACTGTCTTCTCCGAAGCGTCGAAGTCGTAATCAAAAACCAGATGCTTAGCCATTTTTAGCCCCCAAGTGCGATCGCAAATGCGACCGCCTGCTGATCAGTAACTGAGCGTACCGCCGGATAAGTCACGAAAACACGTTTCGAACCGGCCCCGAAGTTCACAAGTGCGTTGCTGTTGCTGCTGCTGTAAACCTCAACTCGGCTCAATGTATTCAGCGCAGAATATGTTCCGCGGCCAACCTCAAACGCACCGCTGTCGTCTTCAATCGTGTAATAAGTCTCATCGCCAACGGAAAAAACGCTTCCAAAAGCTTGAAAACCAGTCTCCGCACCGGCCAAGGTGACGTTCCCTGTGCCTGTCGAAGTGCTGGTTTCTTTGACACGATCAAAGACCTTAGCCATTTACGCAATCCGAATAATTGCGTTGCTCGCATCGGCGGTAGGGAAAACAATCTGGAAATCCCCCGCAGTGGACGTTTTGTCCGCCCCAAAATCCAGCACCACGATGGAGTCCGTAGTGCCGCTGCCGCCACCCGTAGTGGTGTTGTAAATCAACGCACCACGAGCCGTGATCGTTGCTGAGGTGAACGTAATGTCCGCGAAATCTGTCAGCGCAGTGGTGCCAGAAGTCGTCGGGGTTACGTTGGTCAGCGTACCGCCACCGGCCGAATAAGAACCCGACGCCAGCACCTCGTTGGTGGCAGTGTAGTTCGTCGTAGCTGCCGTAAAGGAAGCGTTGTTATCGTACAGCGCAATCTTGAAGGTGTGGCCAGTGCTGTTAGTAAAGTCGTGCTGCGCCTGAAGCAGTTGCTGCTTAAAGGACGTACACATGAAGTTGCCAGTAAAGGCCATGTCAGAGCCTCCTTATGAGTTCAGCGAGTTCCGGATGCCCCGCATCATTTAAGGCATTATACACAGTCGTCCGGTCGCTGTGAATTGCCTGTTTCAGATAGAGTTCCACAACGGCCGCAAGGTGTTTCCGAAACGCGCGGGCTTGCTCACGTATAGCAGGGTGCGCTGTGTCAGAAATGGATACGATCTGCGTGGCCGCCTGTTCCGCCAATTCGGCCGCAGTAAAACCGCGTCGGCTTGTCGTCCGAACCGTGACAACGGGGGTGTCCTTGGGTAGATTTAAGAGCCCTACGGTCATTGCTTAACCCGAATAACCTTTCCCGTACGATATTCGTCCGTAACTTCTTTTGCTTCGCCCAGAATCTTGATGCCAACAAGAGCCTCTTGGAAGCGCGAGTTGTACATCGCCATAACGTCCTGCTCGCCCTTCATGTAGATATACGCCTCAATCAGCGAGCCGTAGAGCATGGCCAGTTCAGCGTTTTCGCTGAGCCACGTTGTTCCGTTCTCGGCGCCCGCAGTGAGGCTCGCCGGACGGTAAAAATAATGAAGCTCTGCCGTGTAGGCCGCATCTGGGGTGGGCGCCAACAGGAAGTTGTTTACGTCAAACACCGCGTAGTAACGCGGTTCCCCCGTGGTCGTCGAATCCGGGGTGAAGCTCTGCAAAAAGCTAGGATCCTTGTATTCGATAAACAGCCTGTCACCGTCAACTCCGCGCAAGCTGAGCGAAAACGGAGCCAAATAGTCCGAAGGCACCGCCAAAAACGGATTGCTGACTGTGACCGCCGCCTGCGCATTCTTTCGGAACAAGCTGAGCTGTACGCCCTTTAGGATCCGTTCTTCCGCCTGCCGGATGAACAGAGGAAGGTTGTTTACGAACGAAGTCTCGTCGTTTTCCGTATAATCTTGAATGGCCTGCTTCAGCTGCGCGTATGTAAAGCTCATGTCGTCACCACCGTAACTTGGCCCACCTGTCCAAAAGCCTGAACGGGGCGAAGATTAGGCGCATCCACAAGAGGAACGCCCACAAAAACCAAAAGGGGCTCAATTCGATCCGGTCGCGGGTTGCGCAACGCCTCCGGATCAACAACTTTTCGCCGCGGCTCCAGTTGAGGATGTTTTACCTCAAACTCGTCCGGACCAACGAGCATTCCCGTCCACTCTTTGCGCATCTCGTTAAGCCTGTAACGTTGCCCAGAGCGGTCAGAAATACCGTATGCGTTTTTCCCGGACGCAAACTTTGCCATCAGCGATACCCTACATACGGAACAAGCTGCAACGAGGCCCGATCGCGGTCCTCGGACATTGCCCGATCCAGCTCCTCTTCGTAAACAGCCTTCAAGATCTGTAGACGTTCCGGAGCCCGTTTAATGGCGATATAGTAAGCAAGTCCTGCGGC